AGCGTATATTGTCTGCGTTACAAGACAAAAAATCTTTAGCGGAGATCGCACTTGCCGAACTATCTGACGCAAACTGAAGCCCAAGCGGTATGGGATTACCGCGACGGTCAGTTGTATTGGCGCAAACGCCCAAATGCGCATGTTCCAGCGGGAAATTTAGCCGGCCATTTGCGTAAATCCGACGGATATTGGCACGTAACGTATAAACGAAGATCTTATCTTAATCACAGGGTTATATACTTAATACATTACGGAATTATGCCTCTTTATATAGATCACATAGACGGTGATTCATCGAATAATAAAATAGAAAATTTACGTGAAACAACATTAAGACAAAATGCACATAACCGCCGTAAAGCGTCTACCAATAAATCAGGCATGAAAAACGTAAGCCCGCATAGAGGGAAATGGCAAGTGCGTGTTCGCGCAAATGGAAAAACATGTTTTTACGCGCTTGTAGAAGATTTAGAGTTGGCAAAGTTAATTGCTTGCGAAGCGCGCGACAAATATCACGCTGACTTTGCGAGGCATCAATGAAAAAGCAATTAACGTGGAAAGAGTTGAACGATCAACTTGCTGACTTAACCGAGACAGAAGTGAAAAATCTTCTGGAGGATGAGATCGCCCACGCCCGGCGCTCTACGATCTTAGTGCGACTGCACCAGCGTTATACGACGCTGCGCATGTTGCGAGAAAGGGCGGCTCTAATGGAGATAATAAATGACACCGCAAGAACTGCTTAAAGACGCCAGCGCCATCATCGACCAACGCGGTGAGGGTTACGGCGGTATTGAGAACAATTTTCAGCTCGCCGCTGACCTAGCCAGCCTGCGTCTAGGCCGTGATTTTCACCCTTACGAGATCGCTATTATTCTGGCCTGCGTTAAAAACGCCCGCGCTTTTGCGTCGCCGGATCACATGGACAGCCATGTTGACGCAGTGAACTATGAACTGTTCGCGGCTACGTTTGCGGCTGATTATGTGGCGACTAAGGCCGGCACGGAATTTATCGACTACCAGAAGAAGGCCGACCGTAAAGTAGCCAAGGCGCTAAAGCCTACACGCGCTGCGGAGCTTTCCGTAGTCCACGATAAAGTTGGCCAGCTCGCTTCCCTTGGGGAGTGACCGTAATTCCTTGGCGGCTTTGGTTTGGCGTTCCGCCGAGTAATCAACCAGTGGGGGACATGCGCCCCCGCTGGTAGTCTGACAACCGCTAGAACTTGCCAGCGTCAAGATCAGCAGCAGTCTCTTCGACAGTTTTAGGTTTGGCAACTTCGGCCTGCCTCTTTCAATCCTGCGCTTTTGTGCCGCCGGTCACGTTCCAATCTTTAGCCGCAACAAGGCCAAGACCGACAAGCGCGTTCTGTAGATCTTCCCAGTTGACCGTCTTGGATTGCCAAGCGTGCCAGAGAACGCCGACCAGAGAGATAATTCCGGGGATCGTGGTCATCCAGTTTACGAACATAATAATCTCCTAGTTACAGGGGTTTGACGCGCGGTCGCGTGCGATGCACTCCGCGTATTTAAGATCCGCGCAGCCGCTTAACGCGAGCATAAGTCCCGCACAACAGCATAAATATCGTTTACGCGATTGGCCCAGCCACGCCCAAAAGTTGACCATGTGGGTAATCCTTTCAAAAAGCCCAGCCGCTTATCCGTGAGCTGATTGGCGACATAAGTTTTGCAAGCCAGAACAGTCTTAGGGCCAATCACGCCGTCTTGCGTCACGCCAACGGTTGATTGAAGATATTTAGCCGCGCGGCTGACGCCGCTGTTGACCGCGAAATCAAACGTCGCAATGTCTACGCCATCGGGCAAGTCATCGCCGCTGATCTTATCCCAGTAATTCTGTTTGTAGATCGCAGCGACTTCCGCCTGCGTAATGTTGAACACGTCGCGTGTAGACATTCTCTTTGCAGTCAACCACGCGTTGTACGTAACCTGCGTGATGCCGTATGCAGTCCTGCCGCCAGGGTCGCGCGGATCGTCAACTTTGCCGCCTTCGTAGCGTAGAACCGTCTGAAGGCATTTGTCGAAATTATCTTTCATCGGTCGGCTTTCTGGCTTAACATATCGCGTATGCGGTCAAGCCGCTCAAACACCTGATTGAACGTGTTGTTAAATTCTTCGCGGGTAATGTAGCGACCGGCGACCAGCACTTCTATGGCGGCAACCTTGTCGGCCAACTCTTTATCGGCGTCCTGAAGATCCTTAACCGCGCCCCAGACCGTGCTGAGAACCCAACCGCCCAGCACGCCAATCACGCCAATCGCTACGTCGAAGAGGACTTGATATTCGACCACGATCACCTCGCCATCGC